TTTGTGCCCATGAATTAAACATTGTGAACGTAATGCAACTTCTTTTTGCTTTTTAGGATTATCTAATAATTCTAATTCAGCAAGTCGCTTGATGTTACTATGATAGGCTTTTAGCCTTCTGTAACTACTGATTTTCAGTTTGATTTTCTTAAAAATATTCATTCTTTCATATTTAATAGTTTTAATTATACAATATTTTGAGGACGTCTAGCTGCAACTAGATGGTTTTATCAATCTTAATTATATATTAACACACATTTTCTACTGTACGCTTACAGTAAATAAAGAAGGCATGTAACAGTTTATACAATATATTGCAGTATATTGCAGGCTTGACGATTCACATCGTTGTGTAACTTCTACACTAATACAGCTTAGTTGAAATACTAATTAAAATGACTCTCACTTAGTTTTAACTCATAAGCAGATATAGCTGTCAAACTAATCTTATTGGAGTACATGATTTTAACGTCTGCACTAATACTAATCTCCTCCACTTACCTTCAGACAACAGTAATACTGCCATCTAAAATGATTAGATATAAGCCCCACATGTTTGTCACTGATTCTCACAGTAAGAACGATTACTTCTATCTTCACAGACTGAAGTAACCTTATTTAATTTAATAGTTAACGGCTTCATGAATTGAGTCACTATTAAGTTGTGGTAATGAGGACCTTGGCATACTATCTGGTATATATTCCTTTTGTATATCCATACTCCTCTTTATTAATTTATCATAAAAGTCTTTGTTACTAATATAAATAGAAACAATTTCATGATTTGATAAATCTGTACCTTTAGTTACAAGTATTTGAGTTAGTACTTGTTCTGGCATAACTAAGAACACACTATCTACATACTTGTCTAATCTCATACTTTCACGCCATTGTAGCACTTCTTGTACTGTTGGTGCTACTACTTGTTCAATTGTATCCGTTTCAGGGATTTGTTTTTCTTTAGGACTACGAGGTCTTGCACAACTGATAAAAATTGCTAATGCTGCTATTGCTGCAATTAGCCAAAATACGTATTTACTTTTCATTTTTGATAAATGTTGTTTAATCGTTTAACATGTTATAAATCTCTTCTACTGACTCTTTTGCTTCGAGAATCATAGTTTCTCCGTCATCAAGTTTAGTGAAGATAGCTGATCCTTCTGAATAATCTTCTGATGGAAGAATTGAAGAGATAATACTTTTTCTTACAGTGGCTGGCTTTCCTCCTGATTCATTGTCATGTAATAATAAAAATTCACTCATTTTGATAATGTTTTAAGTTAATACTAAGTATATAAATACTATTAATATTGCATCTATTACAATTAACACTCTTGTTACTGGATGTGTTTCATACCAGTTTTCAAATTTATCCCACCATACATCTGCTAAATCAGCTTGGTTTGATTTCTTTGTATCCATCGTCTTTATCTTTATATCCACTACCAAGTGTATATACAAAAGATAATACGCAGAATATAAATAGTGCGATTATCACTACTTTAGAGTAATACCAATAATTCCAATAATCGGTATATAACAGTCCGTACACTTCTTCATCAAAGAAATATATTCCTTGATGTTCAATAATCATCACAGCTGCAAATAATGCAGTTATGAGTCCAAATAAAAAATACATTAACTTTTGCATAATAATTATTTATTGATTAAATACTATTTGCTACAAATACTATTGTTACTACTATTGCTAATAATATTAGTAAGTATACTAATAATCTGATAGTAATAACAATGCGCCAGAATCGTTCATTTCCCATATACTTTTATACTTATTGTTGAGTTTTTGCCAAAAATGATGTCCTTCTTTTGTATGTCTCCATATAAGTGTACATTCAATTGCCATACTAGGAACTCTTAATTTTGTATAAAATGGTTCTAAGTTTATTTTTTTATCGTGAGCATATTTACTACTGCCGTCTAAAAAGCTATCTAATACTTTTTCTTTAATAAGAAACGTAAGCAATAAATAAGGCATATTAAATAATATTTGCCTTCTGACTTTTTGTTGTTCTGTTAACTTTTTCATTGATTGAATTGTACTTTTTTATGAACTTTAAATGTTACTTCAGTATCACTTTTAACTTCAATGGTAAAATGAGGAGATGATTTACTATCTATTCTTCGTTTGATCCATTTAACTACGTAATCCGCAGTTAATACTTCAAATTGCAAATAGCTACGCCATTTTCCACTCTTACCGATGTGTAGTTTTAGATTTCCTCTGTCAATATTAGTAACAGGGTTAACGCGACTTTGTTTTGAGTTAACTAATTTAGCTACTACTATGTCGCCGATTTTAAGATTTTGAAATTGTTCTAATGTCATATCTTTTTTAGTTTATTGATTAAACATATAAAGAGGACAGCTAATGCTGTCCCCTACTATTTACGCATAGTTACGTTGTCACTCTTTGTTCATCTAGTGACAGATGCTCAGAACTATTTTTCAAATCTAAAATAGTGAAAACTCCTTTATACTGAGTTTAGATAGTGCTTACAATAATTGTATCACACACTACGATGATACTAATACTACATGTAGTTAAGGCTCTGCATTCTGTCAGGCTTGCCACTGTCTCTTGGCTGCATTACTAGTGTAGTATAAATAACTCTAAGTTAGTTTGAATACATCTTGCTAAGAGTTCATACTTTCTGATAAAGTGTTTTCTGGTTTTCATAATTTTAACTTTTAATATTATTTGTTAGATTAAAGTCTGCAATAATATTTTTTACTACAGGTATGAATTCATTATCATATCGTAAAATTATACGATGTTGAATATCTCCTATTTCTCCTATTTCTTGATTTATGTATTTTATAATATCAATTTTTGGATTTTCTTCAATAGCTTCTGTGAAGCATTTAAATGTTTCTTGTGATATATTATCATTATCGTTGATAATGATATCTAAAATTGTATACCTTAGCATTTTATTTCAATTTTGATTCCGTATTTAAGTTTAATTTTTCCACATTTAGAACATCTGTATATGAATATATCTGAATATGTATGAAATTCTTTTGTTTCACCTATTAGATGATAATCGTGTTTACAGATAAATCTTTGATAAAACTTTTTGATAAATCCTTTCATATATATATAGTTTTAAGTTAATAATCAATTTAAAAACACTACTATCTTCACAGACTGTAGTGTATGGTTAAGTAATAATAAAGTAAAGGATAGTATGGCTGTATCCTTACAATATAGAAATAAATAATTAGCATTTTACACCTAAAACTTACAAGGGTAATAGGACTCGATGTTAATCTATCCTAAAACTTCATTTATTACCTGCTAAAAGAAGCAGAACTTGTAAGAAACTGGTGTCCTCAATGTCTTGGAATGTTATTGAGTTTTTGAATTGCCTGTCTTTCCAGGCTGTCACACAAACTCTACGCATAACTCATGTTTGTGAAACACAAGCTATGGAACGTTCCTTTAGCCGATTACCCACACACCCCTACGTACAATGGTGGAACGCAGCTTTCGCTACGATAACAACGCTCATTTGCTTCCCTTTCTTAGGTCTCTGTCACTATGCAGTTCATAATTGCAAATAGGGCGGAATGGTCCCCACATTACTACTTAAAGCAATGTGGTTTTACCATTATTTACTCACAAATACATTTTCTTTGTGAGTCTATCATAATGTTTGAAGGTTTAAAGTATATGTACCTACAACTATTAAGTTAAACGAAAAAATGTCAGTCTTTACAGCGCTGGTTTTCTGTTTAGTTACTATAAAGATAATCAAATCTAGATAGTATTGTTAATTCTATTAAGATAGGATATTACTATTACTGTAAATAATATTGTATCAATCTTTATCGTTATATTTTGCATACGTATATAGTCATACATATTTGTTATTGCTGCAAAATCGTCTACATTTTTAATAAATGTGATTAATACAAATAATATAAATATTGATATAGCACAACATCCTAGTAATATTATGTTTTGCGTTATAATATTTATAAACTTTATCATATTTTTTGTTTATATTAAATCCCATTTGATTAATGCTTCGATTGGTGACATACCTTGGTTGATGCATTTGGTTACTTCTGCTTCAAGATGATATTCTTTTGCAATAGCAATAGCTTCATCAATGTTCATCTGATGGTTCATTATGTTTGTTATTATGGTTACTAATATGTAATATTATTTTGTATATTACTATTACTGTTATTATAGCAAATATTACTCTTCCATAATCTTCTAAAGTCATGTTAGAGTCTGAGTAGTATATATGGCATAACATAGGAATGATGTTAGGTTAGGCTATATATTAATATAACAAGGAAGATGCTGGAGGAATTAATCCTCCAGTTCTTCAGTCTGTTGTAACAGACTCTCAAGCTCCTCCTTCGATACATCGAAGAGTACGAATTTACGATAATCATCGTAAAATTCTGGGTTTTTGAAGAAGCTTTCAGCTCTGTCAAAACCTCTCTGTACAGCTCTATCGACAGTAGCTTGCGTGCTGTCAGATTCTTCACATACGCAGTATGTACTTCTAATGACTCTGTCATTAACCTTGTAAGGCGCATGACTTACACTTATCAATTTATACTTCTCTTGAAGTTTAATTGGTTCTTTAAGTAAAGTCACTTTACGTGTCCCATCTTCAGAATAGGTTAAATCTGTAAGATTTAACTGATTCATAAGTGTTTCGTCATTAGGATCGAGGAATAAAGAGTAGTTAGAGCGAATAGCGAGAACTGCTTCTTTTTTCAAAAGTACGTTTGCGTACTTACGTCCATCTGTAGATGTACCAGTTGCGATAGCAACTGCGTAAACATCACCTTCATGTTCAACTTTGAATTTCATATGCTAATATTGTTTTAGTGAGATTTATCGAACGTTTAACCAAAGTGCACGGGGTCTTCCCGCGCAACGAGGTTACAGGGGTCTTGTTTAGGGATAGCTTAACACACGCAGATTTCTTCACCAAAAAAATTTTTTATATATTTTTATTTTAAATAATGTTAAAAAATAGCTATTAAACTTAAATAAATATTCATAATAAATGTTAATAATAATAACCAACATAGTTAAATGTACGTTACTGTATACAGTAGATACAGTTAAATACAGTATGAATACAGAAGACATATTAGAAGAATTAACTAAAGTGGATGATGTAAGTCCCATTACTTTAGAATTACTATTAACTTATTATTAACAATATGTACTCAAATGATGATATAAACTTTATTGCAAATGAAGTATATAAACTAAGTTCTTCTACTTAGTAGAATCTAATGAGATTGTATGGATTTATAATAACAGAAGCATGAATTACTATTTCATAAGACAAAGAGATTAGCAGTATTCTAATTGCCTTTACTTAAGTAAGATAAGTAAGAACTATAAATTAAATGATAATTATAGATCCTTTACTTTACCAGGACAAATAGAATATACTTTCTCTGAAGATTTATATAAACAGTTTAAGAAAGAAATAAATACAGTTAAATGACAGAATTTACTGCACTATGTTTAGTAGGTATGTTAGGGTGTCTAGCTTATATCATACTAAATAAATTAACAAAGTAATGTGCCCTAAGTACACGGGATCGTAGTACATTCCACGCTTAAAGAAGTTACTGTAAAGTAGAAGCGCACCAGGGAATCCTAATCGTAAGTAGGCTCAGTTTAGCTACCTTTCTGGCGGTCGTTGAATAAAAAGGTAGCCCCCTAAAACGGTATTACTATGGAAAAGAACGAACAAAAAAAAGCAGATAGAATTGAGTATGTTTTCAGGAATAAAACTTATATAGCTACTCCTGAACTTAGTAAAGGTTGTTGTGTAGGTTGTGCGTTTGTTAATAATATGAACTGCGCTAACTTTAAAGATAGAATGGACATCTGCCATAAAGGATATATTTTTAAGCGTAAATTTAATCACATAGATGAGTAACCTTACTTTACTTACTGCGTTAATAGATATTATAAAGTAAATATTATGGAAGATAAAGTACTAGAAACAGTGGTAAACGGATTGGAATATAGTTTTGAAAAAGATATTTTAGTAAAACCTTTAACTCCTATTATGGTTACTAAAGAGTATACTGAACAAATCCCTACTGGGGAAAAGGATGAAGAAGGTTTTAATAAGTATGAAGTAAAAACTCATACTAAAGAAGTTGAATCAGATTTTGCAAAAGGTATTGTTCTATCTATTCCAATCGGTACTGATAGTACCATTAAGGTTGGTGATACTATAGTATACCCTAAGAAATTTGCTAAAGACTTTGATCTATTTAAAGACTCACAATTAGTTAAACCATACGACGTTGTAGCTAAAGTCGTTAAATAAGCTATCATTCATGATTGAATGTTTTATTTTAGAGTATTAAGTCGCTGCCCTGCCATCAAAGCAGGGCATTCTTTTTGCTATTACTTTACTAAACATTAATAAATGTTAAATATTTTAAACACTTATTGTGTTAATACGTTTTAAGGGCATTATGGGAACAATAATAATAGTACTTGTGAGTATTATTGGTTTTGGTGCTCTTACTTATCGTCAAGGAAAGAAAGAAGGTTATGACCAAGGTAGAATTGATGGTTACGAAGAATGCAAACAAAACTTTAATAAGATACAAGAATTTAAACAAAAGATATTAAATAAAAAGTTAGACATATGGAAGGATACAAAGTAATTAAGGATTTTAGCTTCGCTGAAAAAGGCGATGTGTTTACTAAAGTTGAAGATTTAAACTTGTGGGAACTTCAGAAATCTGAAGTAATATCAGATACAGAAACTTATACTTCAATGGCATTTGATTCTTCTACTATGGAAGAATTAGCTAACAAAGATTATGTAATTTGGTACAGTGAAGAAGCACAAGAAGATAATGAATGTGAATGCTGTTGCGATAAGTTAGAGAAAGTAAAAGAATACGTTAATACTTTGATTGATACATATACTAAAGATTATAATGAACTAATGAAGGATTATAATGAAGGCAATGTTCAACAATGTGTTAAAGTAGAAGCAGAAACTGTATACCACAATTTAAATAAAGTTCTCAATAGTATTAAAGATTTGTTAGATGAATAAATTAGTAAAGACTGTTAATAAAGGCAATCTTTACTATGAATACCTTAACGCTTTAAATGGTATACTACAACTTACAAATAGGGAATTGGAGTTACTTACTAAGTTCGTTGAATTAGATGTGAACTTTACTCCAATACCTGGTGTAAGTAAAAATGTAGCCAATACTGACAATCGTAGAATGATTAAAAGTACTATGGGTATTACTCCAGATAACTTAAGTAGATATATAAGTAAGTTCAAGAAAGAGGGTCTTTTAGTACAGGGAAAAGCAGAAGATGAATTAGTAGTTAATAAGATACTAATTCCAGAGATAATAAAAGATAGGGTGCAAATAACATTAATACTAAGAGTAAATGAATAATAAAATAAATAATAAACATTTCTATATGATCTTTGATAATGGGCATATAGTACATGTAGAGAATAGAAGTAATAGGTTAGTACGATATTTTAGACATCTCTTTAACTTACGTTCTAATCTGAAATTAACTTCTTTTGTTCCAAAGAAACCTTACTCTAATAAAGAAATCAAGAAATTATCTGATATACTATACAGAAATCGCGATTTAGATGAATCTGATATTGTAGTAATAATAAATTCTATTAGACCTAATACTATCAGAGAATCTTTAACAGAGTTAGAAACTAGTGAATATTATATAAATGCAACAGCAAAAAAAGATATCAATTTACTCAAGTCTGGCAAACAAATATAATTTACCTTATCCTGTTATAGAAGTAATATGCAATAGTCCATTTAAGTTTGCTAAAGAAGTAATGTCAAACGATGAAGATACTAAAGATATTATGTTTGCTTACTTATTTAAACTTAAATTAAAAAAGAGATATAAAGAAATAAAATGAGACAGTTTATTGAAGAGTGTTTAACACCTAACTATAAGATTCACTGGTTAGATTCTATCTACTTTGATCCTGTATTACTTAATAATATACAGATGTATATAGCAATTAGTGATAGTAGACTATTAAGAATATGATACTAAGAAAGTTTGATAATATATATCCTAGAACATTTTGGATAGCTATAATAGAAAAGGAAGAAGATGTATACACAATATTAAAGAAATTCACGATATACAACTTATTACCAGGTTTCGATAAAATACAAAAAGAAGCTGAAGAAGAAATGTTAAAAGCGTATGACGGAGATGTTATTGCAGAATGTAGACCGGTTATGTTAAACAGTAGTTCTGAGATGGGTATTATTTGCATAATATATAGACCCGATGAAGTAGATGGTACGCATATAGCACACGAATCAGTTCACATAACTGATTATTACTTTGAAGTTACAGGTATGAATGGAGAAGAATTCTCGGGAGGTGGTAATGAAGGGTATGCGTATTTAGTTGGCTGGGCTGCTGGATGTTTTATTAAAGTAATGAAAGAATATGGAAAGACAGAGTAAAGAAGATTCATTAGCTCTATGGGAATTTGAGAAAAACAACGTTAAACAATTTGGATCTAATGTCAGTGAAGAGCTAAAAGAGTTAATGGAAGTTGCAGATAAGAAGATCAATAACTATTCCTTAACATACAATGAATTCATGGATGATATTCTAGAAGGTTTAGCTAAGTTGAAAGATACAGACAGCATTGAAACTAGACAGCTACAGATAAAAGGATTGTACAATTGTTTAACTAATAAGTATATTGAAGATGGAGAATGATGGTAAGAAATATGATTGTGGTAAAGTAAGAATGGATCTGATTCCATTAGATGTTGTTGAAAACATTGGTAAGGTACTTACTTACGGAGCTCAGAAATACTCAGATAACAGTTGGCAAAACCTTCCAGATTTTTGGAAAAGATATAAAGCAGCATTACTAAGACATCTTACTGCTATAGACAAAGGAGAATTAATAGATCCTGAAAGTGGACTACCTCATATAGATCATGTACTTTGTAATACAGTATTCTTAGATTGGGGATTTCATCACGGTAAAGCAATTAGTATTAATACAAAAGATATTGAACAAGATAAATAATTATGGAACAATTGAAATTTAAAAAGTTAGATTACTCAGTAAAGAAAGAAGACGGTACAGAAGAGATTAAGAAGTCTGAAGGTAAGTTGCCTACTAGAGCCACAGCAGGAGATGCTGGATTGGATCTGTATGCTACTCGTATTACTCAAGAAGTAGACAATAGTGGTAAGTTAGTACTTGTATATCATACTGATTTAGCAGTAGAGATTCCTGAAGGATATTGTGGTTTACTTATGATGAAGTCTTCAATTAGTAAACGTTCTATAGCTTTAACAAATGGAGTAGGTTTAATAGATGCTGGATATCGTGGAGAGTTAATGGCTAAATTTAAAGTAACTACAGATGCTATTCCTACAGTATATACTATAGATGAACCATTTGCTCAATTGGTTATTGTGCCTTGTTCTATATTAGAACCTACTTTAGTAGAAGAACTAAATGAAACTGAAAGAGGAGAAAAAGGATTTGGAGAAGTTACAGCAGAACAAAATAATGAAAATAAATAATAAGAATATGAAAGAACTTAATATTACAATTACTCCAGTGAGTGCATCAGGCGTTGGAAGTTTTATAGAAGTAGTTATCGGTGACAGTAGATATAAGACCGATATTGTCCAAGGAGAATTCACAGAGGATGTAATGAAGGAGTTAATGGATAAATTAATCACTAATCAGATTCCTGCTGAACAACAAGAAGCGGTAGAATTGAAATTCTATCAACTATTAGACGCTATTACTAATACTAAAGCAGAAGAAGAATATAGAGCTCAGCATCCTGAGGAGTTTATGCCAGAGAATTTTGAACCTAGTGTTGAAGAAGTAATTGAGTAATTATGAAGAAAGTTTTAATGAGTAATGAATGTTATCCTATTGAATTAGATAACAATTTGAATCCAGCATTATTGAGGTCTGATAGCCTTCTTAGAAATGCATATTATATAAAAGAAGAGAGCGAAGTGTATATTAATGGTGAACATAAATATACAGCTAAACCTGGAGATATAATAATCAGTTTTTATGGTATTGAAGATAGATACAATAAAACAGAATATTTTTTAGTACCGGGAAAATTATTTGAAGATTACTTTGTAAGACTAGAAAAATACAAAGCTAGTAAACAAAGTGAAATTAATAATGAAAATTTATGCTGTGATTGTTGCGAATCTATACGATGAAACTATTTGATATCAATGGTGGTAAAGTAGTAATACACCCTGATGCTTTAGGTCTCCCGTTCTTTAAAAAGTTATGGGAGGCTGATAAGCCAGATAAGACACAAGCTACAAATGTAATAAGTTATATAGTACTTATGTGGTATTTTAAATCTCCATATGTACTTCAGTTAGAACCAGATATCAGAGAAAAGAAACTTAAGCAGTTATACTTTGGTGATGAGAATTATAATCTTACAGTAGAAGAAAAGTCTTGTGAAGATGATTATAAGAAGCTAATATATACTAGAAATCTAAGAATGCTTGATAGTATGAGAAACAAAGTAGATACTATTAGTAAGTATTATGAAGATTCTCTAGAAGAGCAACTAGATGAAAAGAAGATTAAAGATCTATTAGCTGGTATGGAAAAAGTAAAAGCTACTTTTCAGACACTAGATTTCCTCGAAAAAGCAGTTAAAGCTGAAGAAGTTAGTACTACTAAAGTACGTGGAGATGCTCAGATTAATCCTTATGAATTAGCTTAATTTGTGCAAATTATACACAAGTTTATAACAATAAATTAATGAGTACGTTATATGAATATAAATAAAGAAACTATGAAGAAAGTACTTGATTTAACAAAATGCAATAGCACTGAAGAAATTTGTGATGTGCTTGAAAAAGAAATTGATAACAAACAAAAAGCAGATAAAGCAGTTAAAGAAGCTAGTGAATCTTTAATTGAAGAATATAAGAAAGAAGCAGTAACTGAGCCTAAGAAGAAAGGTGTGATCAAGCGTACTATTCATTGGCTGAAGAGTTTGTTTAAGAAATAATCTCGTTGAACTGATAGAGAGGTCTGACAGGGACAGACATTAAATATTCCCTGGCATATTGCCCTATGGTGTAGTGGTAGCACGAGAGGCTCTAACCCTCTAGGTCCGGGTTCGATTCGGTGGTAGGGCGACTAATTAAAATATAAATGTTATGGATAATAAACCAAAAGAAGATAAACTAATGGTTATTACACTTGATAACTCAAATCCAAAATCTAAGATATATTGGAAAGAAGAAGATTATAATATCTTTAAAAAGATGTGCGATGATTTAATAACTAAATATTTTGGTGATACTATAAATTATCCTTTAGATATGCTTACTTTAGAAACAGAAGAAAAAGTTGAACCTAATCAAAAAACTTTGGAAATATCATAACTATGATTGACTTCTAGAAGAAAATAATAAATAGTGATAAGTTTAGAACTCCGGCTTTAACATTCTTAAAGACCGGAGCTTATTGTTAGTATCCAATTGGTACTACTGAATATTACACATATTGGGACGAATAGAAAGATCGTTGCATTAATGGTTATACCGCAGAGGATGGAGATTACATCACTGGGTATAACTATTTTTATATTAACTTCTGTCCTATTCAACGTATTGTTCATGAAATAAAAAATAAACCAGATGGTACTACAAAAGTAGTAAAAAAACGTGAATTATAGTTCCCAGACTTCTACGATTACGATTACTTTTTTTTCTAGGCTATGTAGGAAGCTGAAGAGCAAGGTAAACACATGTGTGTACTTAAGTCACGTCGTAAAGGTTATTCATATAAAAATGGTTCGATGGCTTGCCGTAACTATTATCTATTGCCTGGTACTAAGACGTATATATATGCTTCTAATAAACAGTATCTTACAGAAGATGGTATTCTTACTAAGGCTTGGGACTATATGGACTTTATAGATAAGAATACAGCTTGGGGTAAAAAACGATCTGTTAACAGTACTATGCGTAAACGAGCTGGATTCTGGACTAAAGATGAATTTGGTAAAGAAGTAGAAATGGGTTACAAGTCAGAGATTATTGGCGTTACTTTGAAAGATAATCCTGATATAGTACGTGGTAAAGCTGGTAAATTGATCATATTTGAAGAGGCAGGTTCATGCCCAGAATTAGGTGCTGCATGGTAGATTGCTAGACCATCTGTAGAACAAGACGATGTAGCTTTTGGTACGATGATAGCTTTTGGAACTGGTGGTGATGAAGGTAGCCATTTTGAAACATTAAAAGACATGTTTTATAATCCGGATGGATATAACTGCTTAGGATTTGACAATATATGGGACGAACATACTAGTAACAAAAAATGTGGCTTTTTTATTCCGCAGTATACTAATAATGATATTAGAGATGAAAAAGGAAACCGTCTTTACATGGATAAAGATGGAAATACATTACACAAATTAGCTCTAGAATACACATTATCTGAACGTAGAAAAGTAATAGAAAACGCTACTAATACTAATACTATAGATAGATATGTAGCCGAAAGATGTATTACTCCGCAAGAAGCATGCCTAGAATTTGGTGGTAATATATTTCCTAAAAAAGAACTATAGGAACAATTAGGACTTATTCGTACTAATACTTAGTTATAGAATCATAAACAAGTAGGTGATTTAATGTTTGATGAGTCTGGTAGTATCAAATGGATACCTAAGAAACACGGTGATGTTACTAAGTATCCACTTGGTAAAGATGATGATCCTACTGGTTCAATAGTTATATGGGAACATCCAGCTAAAGATGCAACAGCTGGATTATATATAATAGGTGTAGACCCTTATGATCATGACTAGTCTGGTACTAATTCATTAGGATCATCTATAGTATATAAGAGGTTTTAGAACTTTGAAGAGTACTATGATATTATAGTAGCCGAATATACTGGTAGACCCGCAACAGCTGAAGAATACTATGAAAACTTACGTAAGTTAGCATTATACTATAATGCGCGTATAATGTATGAAAATGAACGCAAAGGTCTATTCCCTTACTTTACTGCTAAGCATTGTGATTACTTATTAGCTGATCAACCTGATATTATTAATGATATAGTTAGTAATTCTAAAGTACAAAGAAGAAAAGGTTGTCACATGAATAAGTAGATAAAGCAATGGGGTGAAGGTATGATAAAAGAATGGTTGAATGAAGAGTATGCACCAGGTAAGAAAAACCTAACTAGGATACTATCAGAGCCGCTATTAGAAGAGCTAATAAGCTATAACGATACAGGTAACTTTGACCGAGTGATGGCGTTGATGTAGGTTATGATATATAGAGAACAACTGTATAATGTAGTTGTTAAAAAGAAAGAAAAAGAAAACAAATAGAAGATGCTCTTCGATGGACCAATTTTTGCGCAGAGTTGGTTCAATGATGATACTCCTAGAGTACTTTCTAATGATGATAATGTATATACATTTTAACTATGAAGAATACTAAAAGTTTCCCTGCACAGAAACTACCAATGTCAAAGAAGACACAAGCCTGGAAAGAAGCCTGCGTAGACTATGTAGTAGGCGCTGGAGATTCAGGATTTGGTGGTAATGGTAGATCTAGATCTGACGAGATGTAGACTTACTATGATTTATATAATAGCATATATAATGAAAAGGATCTTAAATATGTAACTAATCCATTTAAACAAGATGATGGATTTCCTGCTATGGCATAGGATTATAATATTATTAAACCATATGTAGATTAGTTACTTGGTGAAGAAACTAAAAGACCTTTTAATTTTCATCCACAACGCACAAGTGATATAGCTGCTAGTGAACTATAGGAAAAAGCCAAAGAAATGCTAATGGATTATATTCAGGCTACTATAGCTAGTAAGTTAAGTCCAGAACAAGCAACCAGATATGAACAAGCATTAGCTACAGGAGAAATCTAGACTCCGGAAGCTATAGCTAAGTATCTATAGAAAGATTATAAGGATATAGCAGAAACTGAAGCTTATCATGCATTGCAATTCCTCAAGAGAAAATTGAATCTTACTCATGAATTCTATAAAGGCTGGAAAGATGCCTTAATAGGCGGAGAAGAAATATACTACATAGGTGTAATCAATGGAGATCCTTATGTAGAAAGAGTAAATCCTATGTACTTTGATTATGAGCACTCTTTAGACTTAGAATTTATAGATGATGCAGCATGGTGCCGCAGAAAGATGATCATGTCTGCTACTGAAATATACGACAGATTCTATGATAAAATGTCTGAAAGACAACTAAATGAGTTATTAGAACTTATTGATCAAAGACCTGGAGCAGGTAATAATCCAGAGATAAGAAAGACTAGTATAGATTATGAATCTATTAAACTACACAAGATTAATAGTTTTACAGATAATCCATTTGATATAGATCATATAGTAGTATATCATTGCTGTTGGAAGTCTTTCAAAAAGATAGGATTTGTTACTTTACTAAACCCAGAAACTGGAGAAGTTGAAGAATTTCAAGTAGATGAAGATTATAAAGTAACAGGTACAGAACAATCTGTAGAATGGGATTGGATTATTGAAGTATGGGAAGGATATAGAATCGGTGATGATATGTATATAGGAATTCAACCTATTGAATATCAACATATATCTGCTGATAATCCTAATTCACAGAAATTGCCTTACACTGGTGTAGTATATAATAATACTAATAGTAAGCCTAGATCATTAGTAAGTATGATGAAACCATTACAGTATATGTATATTGTAGTATGGTATAGACTTGAATTAGCATTATCTAGAGATAAAGGTAAAGTAGCAGTAATGGATATTACTTAGATACCCAAATCTATGAATATTGATGTTAATAAGTGGATGCATTACTTAAGTGCACTAGGTGTAGCTTTTATTAATCCTTACGATGAAGGATGGGATATACCAGGACGTGAAGGAGGTAAGCCATCTCAATTCAACTAGTTATCTTCTTGGGACTTAACTATGAGTAATGTAATAGCTGAGTATATTCAATTGATGCAAAAGATTGAAGACATGGTAGCTAAGCTTACTGGTATTACTCCACAAAGACAAGGATAGATTGCTCCTAGTGAATTGGTGGGTAATACTAATACTGCCGTTAGTATGTCTTATCATATTACTGAACCTTGGTTCTGGAATCACAATTAGGTAAAGAGAAGAGTATTAACTATGTTGTTGAATACTTCTAAGGCAGCTTGGAAAGATAATAAGAGATACTTGAATTATATATTAGATGATGCTACTAGAGCGTTTGTACAATTATCTGATAATTTCTTCTATGAAGATATGGATATATTTGTAGATGATAGTACTAAGAATCAACAGTATATAGATCAATTAAAGCAACTGTTACAACCTGCTATGTAGAATGGTGCTAGTCTATTAGATATTGCTGAAATCATTACTTTAGATAATATGAGTATGATTAAGAACAGACTTGAGGAAATTGAGCAGAAAAGAATGGAGCAGATGGCAGAACAACAGAATCAGCTTAAAGAAGAAGAGCTTATGCTTAAGGAAGCTGAAATGGATCTTGAAAAATATAAAGTAGATCAAGACAATGCTACTAAAATTACCGTTGCACAACTCAATGCTTATCGTGGTGCTGAGAATATGGATCAAGATATGAATGGAATTCCTGATCCAATTGAAATAGGAAAACAAGCATTAGAATAGTAGAAGATAAATTCTGATATTGCTACTAAACAATTAGAACTTAACAATAAGCGTAGAGAAATAGAACAGAAGAGAGAAGCTGAAAATAAGAAGATACAGCTTGAAAAAGATAGAATGAAGCATGAAACTGAGTTGCAACGTATGTCTGATAAAGCTGCTATGGATAGAGAGAAGCTAAAGGCAAAGACAGCTTTGAGAAATAAAGTAGTAGGCGAATCTAAATCTAATAACTATGAAC